GCGTTGGTTCCGGCCGCAATAACTTTCCCATCGTCTGACATTGATAGCGCAGCTACCGAAGTAGTGCTTGGTTGATTCGCCGCCAGACTATCCGCCGTTAACGTGCTACCCGACCGGCTCCATGTTCGGTATGCATTGTCGGGCGAACCAAGACCAGCGACCAAAATTGATCCATCAGCATTCGCATCAAGATCGGTGATAGCACCGCTTATCGAAAGGTTTGACGGGTCTGATAGGTGGTTCAGGTCTTGATCGTAAAAGCTAATGGTTGGCGTAAATGACAAGCCCGAACCGCAGAAGAAATAACCCCCCGCAAACTTTGCTTTCAGTCTCCGCGAGGCAGGTTGCGTCGGTGCGGTCATGATCGTGCCGCCAGCAGTCGCGTCGAAAATGTTCAGGTATGGCGAAGCTGTCATGCCGAACTGGACGATGCGCGCACCATCTGGCCGCCACGTCAAGCGTGAATTATAGCCCAACGTTTGGATAGCGTTCTTGAGATTTTCAAAAGCGCCGCCACTCCCGCACACGCTGGTCCAACCCGACGTTTCAAACACATCGACGAACGGCGACGCAATGCCGCTAACGGCAAGATACGCGCCGGTCGGGTCGAACTCCATATGAGAGATATTCGTCGAACCCAACGGCGTGAAGCTGGTGATGAAGGTTGGCGTCAGCCCTGACACGTCATAAATGTATAGCGTGTTTCCGGTCCCACCACTCACGGCGGCATAGCGCGACGAGCACGTGATGAACGATACCGATGATGGGATGGTTCCGGGGTTCGCCAGTTGCGTCCAATTACGATCGTAGAACGCAAGTCGAGTTCCGGCGATGAACCCCGCAACAATCATGGTCCGATTGACGTTGCGCGGGAACGCCGCCAGAAGGCGTCCTGCGGGAGGGGCGCGGGTCATGTCAAACCAACTCCCGAAATAAGCCACTCGGTCGAAGTGATCTTGACCGCAACCGCGATGCCATCAGCGGCAAGGGTACGGCTGCCGGTACTGCCGTCGGCCGCAAGACGCATCGTGTCCGTTGTTATCGCAATGGTGACCGTGCCCGCGCCGTGCTGGTTGATAAACGTCAGCATCGTGCCGACAGCGTAGGCCACCGATGAGTTCGCTGGGATCGTGAATGTGCGCGCAGTGGTGTCCGCTGCTGGATGCAGAATGCCTTGGTTGGCGTCACCGCTGACAAGCGTATAGGCGGCGCTCTTGGACGTGAGCGTCATAGCCGTGTTACCATCATTGCCCGTTGGGCCAGTCGATCCTGTACCGGCAGGGCCAGTCGCACCCACACTACCCGTTGGACCCGTAACACCGGCGGCGCCCGCAGGACCCGTCGCGCCCGCGCCAGTAGGACCGGCTGGACCAGTCACACCATCAGCGCCAGCAGGACCAGTCGCACCACCAGCGCCCGCAGGACCAGTCGCGCCCGCGCCAGTCGGACCAACAGGACCAGTGACGCCTGCGGAGCCCGCCGGACCGGTGACACCAAGCCCAGTTGGTCCCGTGGCACCTGTGGCACCGGCGGGGCCAGTTACGCCCGCGCCCGTTGGACCAGTCGCGCCGTTTGATCCTTGAAGACCCGTCGGGCCAAGTGGACCGACAGAACCCGTCGGACCGCGCGCGCCAGTCGCGCCGGCGCTGCCGGTCGGACCCGTGGCACCATCGCTTCCCGGAAGACCTTGAATACCCTGTGAGCCAGTCGGACCGGTCGCACCGTCAGTACCCGCAGCGCCGCGCAAGTTGGCCTGCAACTCCCAGTGGCCCGAGATTTTCTTGTAGAGATCGTCGTTCAGCGTGTCGAAATAAAGCTGATTGTCGGCACCGAGCGAGTCGTCCGGCGGCCCTTCGCCCGTAAGGATTTCCGCGCCGCCGCTGATAATGACCGCGCCAGCAGCGCCGGTCGGACCCACAGTACCCTGCGTGCCTGTCGGGCCGCGCATATCGACCGCATTCGCGATGTCGCTCACGGGACCGGTGGGGCCGATGTAGTTGCCAGCGGTGGGCTTCGTTCCGCTGCCACCTTGCCAGTCGACGATCTGCTCGACGCGGCGCTCGCCGTCCTCGACAAAGGCGGCCAGCGGCGTCCAACCATTCGTACCGTTGGCGCCCGCAGTACCGGTAGGGCCGCCGACAACAACGACCGGCTGCGCAGAGATCAGCGCGCGATTGTTCTCGGCAATGGCCATATCAGTCCTCCGTCACGCCGGGAACCACGAGCACATGGCCGGCCATCAACATCGTCTTCACGTTGTTGTCGTCCACCATGATGAAGTCATAGACGTACTTCCCGGGAGCCAACGCACCGTTCACGGTCGCCGGATCAACATTGAAGTGCAGGACACGGAGCGTCGCATCGTCGACCACGATCTGTGTTGGCGACGTGAGCGTAAGGAGCGGCGTGACATCGTCGCGGCTCGCCTTCACTTCGAGCTTGAACGTCTTGTTGTTGAAGCTCCACGAGGTGTCACCATCGACACCGAACTGCAAAGCGTCAGCCCACGTTACATTGTTCGCGACGGTCATGTTGACGACGGCAGCGGTGGGGGGGAAGCACGGGATGCCCATTAGAAGCTCCTCTCGCCGCCACCGAACCCGGGGACGCCGTACTGCTGCGTGGTGGTCTGCGCGCCCTGCGGGAAGCGCCATGCCTGCGTCCCGACGGTGTTCGAGCGCAACGCTGACACACGCGCGCGGCCGATCGCATCGCGGAACCGTTTCAGGTGGTAGCCGGACAACGGCTTGTCGGTCCAACTCTTGTTCGGGATCGACATGAGCTTGCCGAGCAGCCCGTCTAGGATACCGGTGTGCCAGCGCGGCAACACCCAGCTAGGCGCGATCGGCACGTTGGACTTGTCGTTCGGCAGCGTGACGTTCACGGTCACGCCGGCGTAGAGCGTCGTGTCCTCGTTCGGCGGATTGCGGAGTTGAAGGTCCGGGATCACGGGCATCACAGCCGGCCACGGGAAGCCATCCTTGGTCGACACCGCGGTGAGCCGGATGATCTGACCCTCACTCGGCGTCAACGTGTAGGTCGACGAATCGGGCGTGGCGTCAACCTTGATGACTTCCCACCAGATCGAGCTATCGTTGAAGAACTCGGTGAACACGTCATAAAGCTCCGCCAGCAACTCGTTCTGGCTGACGCCCACGAGCTTCGACTTCGCGCGGTTCAAAAGTTGATCGAGGTCCTGCTGTGCAATCATCACTGACCTGCCGCAATGCTGGTCGGCCGAACGCCGAGGAGGATGTCGTTGAAGATTTTGAGGAAGGCACCGGCACGCTGGTCCTGAATGTCTTCCTGATCGCGTTCTAGGGCGTGCCCCACGAGCCCATGGAGAAACGCCAGCCGGAACTGGGGCTCGATGTAGATGGGCTGCCCCGCGTTCTGGACGAACGTCGGCACCTCGCACTTCCACTCTTTCACGTAGATGAACAGGTCCGGGCGCAGTCGCCGACCTTCCATGAGCGTGACGTTGAGCGCGGTCAGCAGTGACGGATCATCGTAGCGATACGGCGCGATCTTGTCCTGCAAGAGCGTACGGGCATCGTTGATATAGTCGGTCACGGTTTCGAGCGCGGACGCGGTGGTCATCAGGTGCTCCACACAAAAAGGGCGCCTCGGTATTTAGCCGTGGCGCCCTTAATGCAACGTTTCAGAACCCTTACGAGTTCGGCGTGACGACCGCCTGCACGAGGGCCTTGCCGTCCACGATCTGGTAGCCGTAGACCTGCAATCCGCGCAGAATCTGACCGAAGGTCAGTTCGGAACGAAGGGTCTCGACCTTGCTGATCTGCGACGCGAACGTCAGTCCGTGTGCATGACCCGCGAAGATCGGCCACTCGCCGGCAGCAAAGTTGGTGCTGTCGGTGCTGTGGTTCGGCAGCAGGTTGGAAATGTAGATCGTGAACCGATCCACCATGCCCAGCCGGCCGTTGCGCAGCATCGAGACGCTGTCACCCGACAGGTACGCCTGACGCAGTTCGGACTGCTTGATCATACGACCAGCCCACGCCGGCATGACGACCCAACGGCCGACTTCCGGGATGTTCTGTTCGTCGAGCACCTGTCCGAGGCGCATCAGGACATCGAGCAGTTCGATGTCGCCGGTGCCCGGGTTCTTCGACACGACGGACAGCGGGGTGCCCGTAACGCCGAGGTTGATGTTCCCGGTGATGGCGCCGGCAGTGAGGCCCTGATTGGCCGCTGCCATGCCGCCGACGATGCCGTCGAGGACATCGCTGTCCACGGCGACCTTCAACTGCTGCGCCGCGTCGTCCGACCACATGGAGAGGACGTTCAGATCGCTCTGGACCTCCATCACGTCGTCGAGGATCAGCGAGAAGTATTTGCCGTTGCCGATGTACAGTTCGACCGTACCACCGGTCGGGCGATCGAGGCCAAGCAGGCCGTCCGACTTGTAGTCGTGGATCGAAACCGTCGGCTTCGTGCGAATCTTCACACGATCGCCCTTGTTCTTGATCTCGCCCTCGTAGTCAGTGTTCGAGATCGCCGCAAGAACGGTCGACGCATAGAACTTCTCGACCAGCTTGCCGGACCAGATTTCGGGGATGAAACCGGTGGCTTGCAGGCTGTTGCCCGAACTGCCGGTCGGGTAAATCGCGGGAGTGGAGCCACCGGACGCGCCGGGGAAGCCTGAGCTAGGAATGGACATTGTGTCCCCCTATTGTCGGGGACACAATGTTGTGACCCCGTTGTTAGCGGACACGCCCTGCATTCTGAGCCGCGAAAATCTGCTGCTCGATCCGGTTCTTTTCGTCCGTACGCCCGGCATAGAGGCCGGCCGCCACGTCCTTATAGAACTTGGAAATTTGGGCGCGGGTGAAGGATTGGTTGGCGTCCGTGGTGGGTGGCGTGTCTCCGCCAGCCGTTCGGACTCGGCCGGGTGCAGCAAGCTGTTCCAGCGGGACTGCTGCCTGCCGGGACTGCGGTTGCGGTGCCGGTGGCTCAAGCGTGCCCGGGGAAGTCTGTCCCGTTGCGCGTGCTTCGGCGAGAAAGCCTTTGAAGAAGGAGACCACGCGGTGCGAGTCTGCTTCCGCCATTGCTTTGCGAAGCATGTCCTTCCGTACGATGTTGGAGTAAACATCGCGTAAAGAGAGCCACCGCAAAAATTCCGGCGCACGGTTGATCGCCCGCCAGTTCGGCACGGCTTGGTCGAGCGCAGCGTGAACCTTGCCGCGTTCTTCCGCCGCCAGCCGCTGTTCAAGCGTCAGGTTGCGCTTGCGCAGGTCTTCGAGTTCGGGCTGCACGGCCTGCTTCGCCGCGCGCTGCGCGAGATCAATCAGTTCGGTGCCGTAGTTCTGTTCGTCATCCGGCGTAATGAACTGGCCGTTCGTGTCCCGCGGCTGCTGGTTGGACTGCTGCGGCTGGGTCTGCGCCAACAGGGCCTGCGTCCGCATAAGCTCGTCACCAAGCTGCTGCATCTGCTCCTGCATCTGCGTAATCGTCCGCTGCGCGGCATCGTGCCGTCCGCGCATGGAGTTGTAGCGCGCCGCCCACGGATCGCTCTGGATTTCGGCAGGGGAGGCCGGCTGGTTGAACTCCGGCTCCGGCTGGGGCTCGACGGGCTGTGGCGCCGGCTCCGGCTGGGGCTCGACAGGCTGTGGCGCCGGCTCCGGCTGAGGCTGGGGCTCGGGATCGGGCTGGGGCTCGGGCTGATACGCCTGCGTGTGGATTGCGTCGGCGCGGGCGGCTTGCTCACGGATATGCTTGGGGATCACGACGTTCGGGTCAACGTCCCCGTCGTGGAGGGTCTGCGGTTCGGCCATAGCTCATTCTCCTTTGCGTGCAGCGGTCAGGTCTGGACCGGTGCAGGCTGCGGTTTCGTGTTGCTGATTTCGTTGAGGAACTTCAAAATGGTGTGGGCGTGCTGGGCCTGCCCTTGGGCGGCGAGCACTGTTACCGTGTCCGCGAAAATTACCTTCGCGGTAACATTGTCGGTATGCACCGCGAGCGCGGCGAGAAATTCGTCCCACAGGGTGGGATTGAGGTTGCGAAGCCGCAACGCGGCTTCCTTCAACTTGGGATCGTTCACGAAATTCCTATTCCCGGGAAATTACCAGTCCCGAGGCCGTCCGGCGCTGGCGCGGGGGTCTGCGGACCCTGCGGCATCGGCGTGGCCTTCTGATAGTTCTGGAAATTCGACATACCCCCGCGAGCGGCATTGAGCGTGCCGGAAGTGGGGGTCTTGCCTTCGTTGTGTAGGGTCCCGTGCTTCGAGAGCGGGGTCATGTGCTTCTTGAGCATCAGATTCCTCCAAGCCGCCCCGGCCCCACGTCGCCCGAAAACGGAT